TTTTGAGAAAGTGCTTGACAATGACTCAAGATAATGATAGAGTGGATACTATGACAAACACTATCAAACGCATCGGCTTTGCCTGTAAGTGGGCAGAAATCAATCACAAGGGCGAAATCGTCAGTACTGAAGGACTCAATACTGGTGGTACAACCTATGCATGGGCAAAGCGTAATACTCGCAGTAAGGTCGAGGACAAGTTGATTGAGGTTGCTAAACGCAATGTTCTCAACACTCATGCCCTCGTCAAGAAGGTAGCAACACTACCTCCCGAGTTGCGTATGCTTCGTCTTACCAGCGATATGCTATCGTTCTATACTATGGACGAATACAAGGACTTCTGGACTCGTCAGGATGTTCAGGATAGTCTTGCTCGTTGGTTTGCTCCTATCGGCAAGACCGCTCGTGACAACAATGTTCGTATCAGCTTTCATCCCGATCAGTTCGTGGTTCTCGCTAGTGATCGTGAGGAAGTAGTCAACAAGAGCATTGAGGAATTTGAGTATCACGTTGACATGGCTCGTTGGATGGGCTATGGTAGTAACTTTCAGGATATCAAGATCAACGTTCATATCTCAGGTCGTCAAGGTCCTGATGGTATCAAGCGTGTAATGTCTCGTCTTAGTCCCGAGGCACGTAATAGTATTACTATTGAGAATGACGAAATGACATGGGGCATTGATGCAAGTCTTGAGCTTGTTGATACTTGCCCATTGGTCTTGGACATTCATCATCACTGGGTAAAGACTGGTGAATACATTGAACCCAATGATGATCGTATCAAGCGTTTCATTGATAGCTGGCGGGGTGTTCGTCCTACTATTCATTACAGTGTTTCTCGTGAGGACATTCTTACTAATCACTGTAAGAACACTCGACCCCATATTGATACTCTACTAGAAAGCGGTCATAAGAAGCAGCATCTTCGCGCACATAGTGATTACTACTGGAATACTGCTGTCAATGACTGGGCAATGACCCACAACGATTGGGCCGATATCATGTGCGAGAGTAAGGCTAAGAATCTTGCCAGCTTCATGCTATATGATACATATATTAAGAAAGGTTAATTATGTTTGAAAGTATTAAGAAGTGGTTCAGTCCACCCCCTCCTCCAGCGCCCGAACCAGAAGTAAAGAAGGCAGCACCCAAGAAGAAAGAGCTTACTCCTAAGGAGAAGGCAACTGCTGCTGGTGAACCCTATATTGCTATCTTGCAGGTAGATTTGGATCCTAACGATATCAATAACGGCAGCTTTGAGCTTGATTGGAATGACAAGTTTGTTGTCAATCTTGTCAAGCAGGGCTATAAGATTCGTCCTGATGATACTGATGCACAGATTGTAGATCGTTGGTTCCAAACTGTCTGTCGCAATATTGCACTTGAAGTGTATGAGCAAGAACAGGCTGACCCTGAAAAGCGTGATGATGTCCGCATCATTCAGCAGCGTGATCTGGGTAATGGATTTACCGAAGTAAGCTAAGATGAAGAACGTACTGTCAAATGAAAACATAGACCTTGCTATCCAATATGCCTTGGGTAATGACAATGTTTTGACAGCGTTGGATCCAAACTATCGCAACTTGTTACTAGCCTACCTAGAAGATATCAATTCGTCTACGCTCAGAGAAGCAATGATTTTGCGTATGCTAAATTATGTTTCTTATCCTAACAAGCATGGAATGGATGGTTATTGCCCTGTAACAGGAAAGCAAAAAGAAGTTAAGCCTAAACTAGTTTTTGAAAATCAAAAAGTCAGTTCGAGTGGCAAATTCAATGATATGAGCACCGAACTATTGAACAAAAAGGATGGTAGTGACATTATCTGTGCTGCCTTCTTTAAGGGTAAGTTTTTGTATGTCGTAGAATTTCCCTATGAATTAGTGAAGCCTGTACTGCAACGTAAAGTGGATTCTGCTGTTGTAGGTCGTAGGATTCAATCTGACTTTACCTGGAAAGATTATAATAGTGACAGCTTAAAGGTTTGGTATTTCAACGAGACGTTGGCCAAAGATACCAACAGCCTATCTAAATTGCATTTTCAAATGCTGAAGGATCGGTTCGACAGTGCAGCAAATCGGCAATTTTCTTCTTGACAACTGATGCGTTATTGTGTATTATATGTATATATTAACGGTTGAAGGATACTATTATGTCTAAGAATACTAACTTTCCTTATAATTTTGAATTTGTGACGCCTACTGGAGAAAAGGCGATCCATCTTCTTAAGCGCAAAAAGGGTGAATACAAAAGCTGTACGGTCGCCGACCGGCTCGAACAGTTGTTTGATCCCAAGAACACAAAATGGCACAACACTATTGCTAAGTGGAAAGCTGACATTGAAGCCGGGCGGCGGAAGAAGCCAAACCGCAAAAAGCGCGGAAAGCTAGTTATGGTAAAGGTAAAAGATATCGTCATTGATGATGATATCCAGCGTGATATGGACCCGGATTGGGTAGCTACTATTGCCAACCCTAATGAATTTGAAGAAGAATTCATGAGTCCGATTTATTGTATGTATGACCCTAAGAAGAAAAAGTACATTAGCATTAACGCTCAGCACACTATCGTATTAGAGACCGCACTTGCATATCATAATCTTTGGGATGGTTATGAAGGCGATCCTATGGAACTTGAAGTTCCTGTTTTTTACTTCCTTGATGAATCTCGTTCGAAGGCCCGAAAGAGCTTTAACATCTACAATGGTCGTATCAAGCCCATCGAACCCTATATCAAGCACAAGATGAATGTTCTCGCATATCGCGTTGACGGTGACCGCACGAATAAGGATGCTAAAAAGGCTGCCGATATTCAAACCATCAACGAAGCACAGGGTTTTGAACCTATTAGCCGCGATGATAAGAAGGCCAAGAAATTCAACTGGGCTATTACGTGTGTTGCAGAAATGATGCAGCATTACGACAGGCCTGATCGCTGGAAGTTTGTTCTCAATACTCATAAGCGTTACTGGCCTAACCACCAGCTTGATACCTCTGAGGTTGACTTGTATGGATTCATCTATGATTACTTCGTTGAATTGAAGTATGATGTTTACAGTAAGGAGTTTGATGAGGGATTTCTGAATCCTTGCATGGCAATCATTTGGAAGTTCTTCACTACTCCAAGCGGTTTCAAGGCTGATAGTGCTGGAACTCAGGCGCGATTTAATGCTGCAAAGACTGGACTTCCTATTGATAAGGTTAAACTTGACGATAACGGTACCTGCGTGTATCTCATGAAGTTGTATAAGCACTTCGGAGGTAAGCATGAATTGCCGATGTACGTTAACAATATGCGAGAGTCTCGGATTGGCGATCTTCTTGCGTTTGTTGATAAGGATAGGACTCTCCTAGTAGAAGAAATGACTAAGTATGGCAAGTCGTAAGAAAAAGTTCTTTTATGTCATCTTGACTAATCATTATTTTAAAGTAGGAGAGCAGTTTAAGCAGCGTCTGGGCTACGGGGTAACCAATGACCCCGTAGGTCGGGCTAGAAAATATAGCAACACTTCCGGTGGTGAACAAGAATTTTGCATGGTTTACTACAGCCCTAACTATGAAGTGGAAGAAGTTGAAAAGATCCTTAAGAGGAAGCTGTCTGATGACTGTCACCAAATACATGGAGAAGATGTAGAGTGGATTAGCCCTTATAGTGACATTGACACCAACTCACTGCTCGGCATGATTGACCAAATCATCAGTGACCTTCGTATCAACGTTATGAAACTTAAGGCTGACTATCTGCCATTTAGTCCGGCTTGGCATTCAACCGTAGGCATTGATGCCATCGAAACCAACCTAGACACTTTTTTGGAACTTAAGGCTTGACAACTGCTAATATATCGTGTAAAGTGTATGTATATTAACAGAGAAAGTACCACATGAAATACGCACTGATTGACACTGCTAACACTTTCTTCCGCGCTCGGCACGTTGCTAGTCGCAATGCTGATACGTGGGAGAAGATTGGCATGGCTATTCACCTTACGTTGTCATCCGTCAATCAGACCGTGCGTATGTTCGGCATTGATCATGTAGTCTTTATGCTTGAGGGTCGCTCTTGGCGTAAGGAAGTTTATCCTCGCTATAAGGCTCATCGCAAGGTTGACGATGCTTCTATGACAGAGGCAGAAGTAGAAGAAAACAAGATGTTCTGGGAGACTTACGAAGTCTTCACTACCTATCTGCGTGAAAAGACTAACTGTTCTGTGTTGCGTCATCCCAATGCAGAAGCAGATGACCTCATTGCTCGTTTCATTGCACTGCATCCTGACGATGAACACTATATCATTTCAAGCGATACTGACTTTGTGCAGTTGATTGCAGAGAATGTTCATCAGTATAATGGTGTTGCTGGTCAACTTATAAAGCTGGATGGTTACTACAATGATCGTGGTAAGCCTGTCAAGGACAAGAAGACTGGCGAACACAAACTTCTTGAGGACCCCCAATATCTGTTGTTCAAGAAGATCATTCGCGGTGATGCTACTGACAATATTTTCAGTGCTTATCCCGGTGTTCGTGAAAAGGGTTCTAAGAATACTGTAGGCATTCGTGAGGCGTTTGAAGACCGTGAGAAGCAGGGCTTCAAGTGGAACAACATGATGCTACAGCGTTGGACTGATCATGACGGTGAGGAACATCGTGTTCGTGATGACTATGAACGCAACCGTACATTGATTGATCTTACTGCACAGCCCGATCATATCAAGGAAGCAGTTGATAGTATCATTAAGCAAGATGTACGCACTACTGCTACTCCTAGCGTAGGTCTGCATTTCATGAAGTTTTGTGGTAAGTATGAACTCACTCGTATCTCTGATCAGGGTGAAGCATACGCAAAGTGGCTCAACAATCCATATAAGGGAATTCTCAATGCCGATTGATCCTGTTCTACTCTGTAAAGATTGCAAGTTTAGCAAGATGAACGTAGCGAATCGTATCTTTACGCTAGGTGGTTTGGTAGGTACTGAAAGTTTTATGTACAAATGTACTAAGAACGTCAAGCCGGCGCGTGACGTAATTGACCCGGTAATTGGTCCTGAACATATCAAAGCCGAAATGAACTACTGCGAAACTGAGCGTAAGCACGGTGACTGCGGACCTACTGGAAAATACTGGTTGCCAAAGCACAAGAAAGACCTGTTTAAGGCACTGACAAAGGATTACAATGACTGAATTAGTCGCAAAGCCAATCGTTAAGAACCAATTTTGGATCGTCACTGATGGTGATAAAAAGGTTGGTAACATTGAAGCTAACAATGCGGGATATGGGGTGCAGATTAACGGCACCTTCCTGCAGTTCAACAATACAGAAGAACTAAAGAAAAAGACCAAGATCAAGTTTGAACCACTCAAGACTGACAAGACACCAGTGAAATTGCCCTATTCAGAGTATCCCACTCCCAAGCGCATCTATAACTCGGTCTTTGATGTTCAGCGTGGACTTCATCTGTTTACTACCAGCAATAAGTCCAAGTGTCTACATGCTGCTGGCTGGTTTGTACTTGATCAAAATGGTACTCCGGGCGTAGTATTCTGTCCCAAATATATCTTCATTCAGCGGTATCCCTACTCGGGACCTTATAAAACTGAATCGGAGGCAAATGCTAAGATAAATACAGTGTAATGACTATGCATATTAACAGATTTCTGGACAAGATGGCAGTAATGGACTCCAAACAAAACAAGGATGTCGTATTACCCATCAGTGACGCCAGAGGCTTGCGTGATGACATTACCAGACTTTTATCTGACTTGTATGAACTACAGAAGCAGAAAGATACTGATGGCACTAAGGAAGTCATTCAGGTCGAGATTAAAGGCGGTACATTTAAATGAGCAGAACGCAACCCAACATTCTCTTAGAGTATGTTGACAAGAAGACATATAAGTGTGATCAAATTGTGGAAGCCGCAGGTATCTGGGCCGTGTTCTATGATGATCAGCCTATTAACCTTAAGTCATCGCATCATCTAACAAACGACATTGCACCCAAGTACAAGAAGACCAGTTTCAGTAATCCTGGTCATGCTCGTAACCTTTGCCGTAAGTTGAATGCACAGTTCAAGACTGATAAGTTTACAGTTGTGTTTATGAACACCGGGAGAACAGTGTACCCCGATGATCTATCCCAAGACCAAAACTGAAATCATTCAACTGATTCTTGCCGAGACTAAGGAGGATCCTGATTTTCCTTGGAAAGATATGCCTGCCGATAAGATAATATCCGATTGGTTTATTACTGGTCGTAGCGGCTCTGGTTTACGACTCACTGATGCAGGCATGACTGCTTTTAGTAAAGCAAACATTGCTCATTACGACTTTGATTTCAATCCTCCCAAGAATGCTAACAACCAAGTTAGCTGGGCCAAGTATACTTTAAATCTTGACAAAAAGGTAAAATGCCCTTACTATGTCGGCATTAAATTAGTTGACAAAGGCAAGAAACAACCGTATATTAGAGTATATGATCACAGAATAGCAATGATGATGACCTTATATGGGGACTTTGAAAGCTACCTAGAATCTATTAAATAACTATAGTTTTTGTTCGCAGTTGCAGCATAAATATAGTTCGTAGTCTTTTGACTACACTTACACACAGGAGAAAATTATGAAGACTATCGCACTAAGCCTTTTAGCGGCTATCGCTATTTCAAACCCAGCTTACGCACTTTCTTGGAAAGACAAGATGTTTGCACAGCTTGACACCGACCACAGTGGTGAACTTTCATACGGCGAATTGGTCGCCGCTGGTTGCAGAACCGATCTAAAGTATTTCAAGATTGCTGACGAAGATCATAGTGGTGGTCTTAGTAAGTTAGAATATTTTGAGAACCGTGAAATTCTCGGTCGCTGCAAGTAAGGATAGCTGATATGATCAAGACTTTTATGGACACTACCATTGACGCTATCCAGTCAACTAAGAAGATTGCAATTGATGCACTCGTTAAGCACGAGGTTCTTGCTAAATCTCTTAACGATTTCGTGGATACTCAAACCGAGTATACTAGAAAAGCAGTTGATGCTAGCCTAGAAGCTGGTACCAACGTGTACAATGTCATTACAGATAAGGCATTTTACACTGAAACACTAAAGACTATGCAGGAAACTGCAAAGTCATTTTACACACAGAGGAAAGGAAATTAATATGAGTAAGTTTGCAGGAACCGTCTTTGACCCAGCTACTCCAGCTATCACTAGAGTCAGTCGTGTCGGAGCGGCAGCAGTTGTTTCAACCTGCGCTATGCTATTTTACATGCTTTTAACACTATAATGTGGCCCTATACAAATGATGAATGGGAATTCGTTTCCATTACTAATAAAAACTGAGGAAGTAATATGAGTGAGAATAAGGTTCCGGGTCTTCCCGAAATTAAGTTCAATAAGAACGGATACGAGATTCGTTCTGACATTTTAGGCCTTGCTGAAAAGCTATGCCTTGAGGAATACAAGGCCAAGTTTATGGGTTGGGAACTCACCGCACATAAGCTAGAAACTGGACAACTTGTAACCACTGTAGCTGCGCCAGAGTTTCCTGGACTTGAAAAGGTCCTAGAAACCGCACAGAAGATGTATGATTTCGTAAATAACTCAACGAAAAAGTAATCTTCAATGAAAGGGTGCCTGGCTAGTTCAGGCACTTTTTTTGGCTATTGAGGCTTGACATTGCATTCGTTTTATAGTAGAGTGAAAACATGATGAAGAAAGAAGTGATTCAGTTTCAGATGTCAAAGCCCAAGTCAAGAGCGCATCATGTGCTTTATGGGGACACTCCCTTTCGTCCTAAGAAGGTTGAATCCAAACTTCGCTACAAGCGCAAAGACAAGCACCCTAAGAAGGATTGGTAAGTAATATGGACCGCGAAGATTTTATCAACTATGTTCTTGACTTCTACAATGCCGACAGTGGAATCTATAAGGACGTTGCTGCTACTCGTGCAGAAGTAATTGATGCTACTCGCAAGCTGGAACGCACTTACGAAGATATCTGCTACGATTCAGTTGACCGCGAACGTGTCCGCGATTTCATCCTTGAAAGCCGCTAATATGAACTATAAAGAAATCACATTGCCCGGCGGAACCTTTCATATGTACGATGATCAGCCAAACGTTTGGATCCAGCAGTTGCAGCCCGGTGAAAAGAATGTGTCTGAAAAGATCATGGATGCATATAATGCAGGCGATGTTAGCAAGAAGAACGTGTGATGCCCTATACTATCTATGATGCTATTAAGGATGAAATTGAGTTTCTTAAGACCCTAGAAAAGGTTGAGGAAAACGCAAATCACACTATTACTGCTGCTATTGTGGCACAGCAGCAGTCTAGTTTGCGCAGGATCCTTCGCCGTGTAGATAGCGGTTATGAATACTCTATGGGCATTGATACTAGTGATGGCAAGCCCTGCATCAAGTTTAATAAGACTGACCGAAAGACTCTTGAAGAAGAATATCCAGCACTAAAGAAAGCTGCTGAACAGTATAATCTTATTCATAATCTTGTTGCCAGTGAAGAGGATAATGACGAATGAACTTTTATATTTGGATTGCAGTAGCAGTTGTCTCTTATGGCATTTATTGTTATTTGCTAGGCAGAGGTAAGATTGAGTTTCACGATGATAGTGATAGTCAGCCAATTACATTCATTATGTTCTTTGCTTGTGTCGCTTGGCCAATCACGCTGACTGCTGCTATGGTGGTTGGTCCTTTTATTCTGCTATACAAGCTGGGTAACAAGCACAAGCTCATTGATAAAGAAAAGAAGCTGATGTGGGAAAGGTTGAAGGCTTGATTTATGAATAATAGATATAACGAAACCAATGAAAACTTTGGGTGTTTGGTCCTTATATTGACCTTTTCATTCTTATTGTTTGGTCATCCCATCCTAGCCTTTTTAGTGTTTTTGATGCTGTTTGGCTAAAAACGGTTGACATGTTTACCCAAAACTGCTATAACAAGATTATAGACAGCGAAAGATAAATATTGTCATGAAGATTACCGAAGTTACTCAGCCGAGCGAACAGGCCCTCTTTGAAGCACTTGATGCTGAAAACGATACTGGGATTGCTACCTCTGATCTTGTCAAGATTGTCAAATCCGTTAACGGCCCGTTTAGTGCGCCGATGTCAGGTGATGAAATGATCGCCCGTCTTGAAGCTGCACTCGGTGAACATGTCTAATCCTAACCCTGCTGTTGTCTTTAGCGAAGGTCCTCTTTGGATGGAATCAGTTGTGTCTGCTAGAAAGGACACAATAAATATTCTGCAAAAAATCAAAGAGTTCATGGATTACAAATCACAGAATCCACTGGCGTTGTTCGGTGGAAAGGATACTCCATTAGCTGGGGTATCTGGTAGTCCATATTCAAAGTATCTGCCTAAAGCTAGAAAAGCACATCTTACTCCTGACATCAGCATCATTTATGAACTTAGCGGTAAAAACCCAACCACGATTAAGCTGTTAGGAGTATTCACTCATGCTGATCTAGGAACCGGAATGCCAGCTAATAAGAAGCGATCTGAACAGATGGCTAAGCGTCTCGCTCGTGAAGACCTTGAAAATTTTTTGAAATCCCTTCTCTAATAAAATAACCTAACTGTATCTTTTTGGTTGACACTGTTACCCAAAACTGCTATAACGAATGTATAGCAAGGAGATAGTCACATGGCTCGTTATACTCGCCCCGTCTACAACACTGTTGATGTTTTTGCTGCTGCATGTGCTGCCCAGCGTATCAACGGTGAATATCTCAAGCAAGATGATGTTACTGTTTATGACGATGATCATGAATATAGCCATAAGGTGAATCGTGTTGCTAACAAGACCTTGACTCACCAGTTTCTTAAGGGTGATTTTGATATCACTGACGGTGACCGTGAAATGGCTGAAAAGGTTATGACCTATTGTCGCGGTCTTACTTTCAAGTTGCTTACCAACAAGCGTTTGAGCGACTTTGAAGCAACCATGCTTACTATCGTTGAAAAGTCAACCACCGACAGCAACTATGATATTGCTGTTGTTGCCTCGCTTCCTGCTTCGTATGAGCGTTCTATTGCTCGTACTGAACAGAATATTCGCCTTCGTGAGACTGAAGGTTTTGTTGGGCAGGTTGGTGATAAGGTTGGACTTTCTGTTGAAGTCGTTCGCTGTAATTTCTCCGATCAGTGGGGTACTCATTTTGTGACTACGATTACTCCTGACAACAAGCAGGTGTTTTTTGCATTCCGCAACTCGCTTGCTGTTGGTGACACTATCACGATTGAGGGTAAGGTAAAGGCCCATCGCAATCAGCGTGAGGATAGCACCCAGCTTAACTATGTTAAGGTCCTGTAATTGTAATGAACGCTGACAAAGAAAATGTATTCCGCACTTTACGTGAAGAGGAGTTGTTTGTGACTTTTTGGGGGTGCCGTTTTGGATTTCACAAATGGTTGAAGTATCGTGAGCCTACAAAGGTACACGACTCCTATTACATGTGTACTGTGCAGGAGAGGCGCTGCGGTTCTTGTAACAAGGCTGATAGAATTATTTTAGAAAAGACTGTATAAAATGACCGATTGGATCAAAGCTATTCAGAGCGTTGGGCGAGGTTTTCGCCCGGGTATGGAAGTCCAAATGATTTCTGCCGGTACCGGAGTGGGCAAGTCTGTAATCATGGATTTTGAATCCGATGACTTCACTGACTGGGAACATGTTATGCGACCGCATTATGTGGAAACAGCAGTGTGGGGAGAGGTGGGAGAGGTAGCTTGGTATAAGTTCTCCAGAAAGCCAAAGCTAGCTATTATCTATAGTGCAACCAAAGTGATTCGTCATAACGAAGATGGTTCGTTTGAATATATCAAGAATCGTACTGGTACTGGTGTTAAGGTACTAGACGCAGAAGAAGAAAAAGAAATGACTTGGATCATTCTTAAAGCAAGGAGTATGGACTAATGCAAATCGCAATCGCAGATACAGATGGTCGTGTTCATCTTTGGGGTGATGTCACTAGCATCAACGAAGATGGTTCCATTAACTTTTACGTACTTAATGGCGCCTGGGATGGTAGGTACCACAATGGACAGGTCTTTGTAGAGTACACTAAGGCACTGTTTCCCGGTATGCTTGTATGGGTCGGTAATGCTCCCGGCGACTACAACCACGCTATACCTTGGATTCAAGATGAGATTAGCAAGCCAGACTATGTAATGACGCAGCCTGATCAGTATGTTGCTCCTATTAGGGAAGTTGAAGAAGATGAATGGGATGATATTCCCTTCTGACAACTGCTATCTTCCGATCCATAGGATAGAGTATGTTCGTGTTGGTATACAGCGGACATGCCACACAGAGGTTTGGAGTAACTTTGTCAACTCTCTCCCGGTAACAATTCAGTCTGGTTGGGATAACTTAGCACGAGAGCGTATCAAAGATTGGAACGGTACTCTAATCAACGATGTAGTAGTGTTCAATACCGAGCAAGACAAGATGTGGTTTATATTGAGGTGGTCGTAACCTTTCTTGTTGACATTCACCCTACAATATAGTATATAGAAGACTATGAGCGCAAACTTTATCAAACAATTGAACGAGGATAATGGTCGTCTTCACAAAGAAGATGTCCTTAGCCAGGCCCTTACTGCTGCTAATCTAGGAAGCGATATTGCTATTCGTTTTCTGTGCGGGCTTAAGGCATGTTACAACCCATATGAAACATTTGGTATCAAGCAGATTCCTGATACAGTTGGTATTGTTGATGCAGAGAATCCGTGGGACGAGTTCTTTGACTTGTTGCAGGCACTTAGTGATCGTCGCTTGACTGGACATGATGCCCGCGATGCGGTAGCAGAAATGTCGGAACGTTTTGACAGTGATGAATGGAATCTGTTCCTTGCTCCTATCCTTCGGCGTGACATGCGCTGCGGTATTAGCACTACTACTGTCAACAAGATTGTCAAGAAAACCAACTACGAGATTCCTGTATTCTCGTGTCAGCTTGCTAGCAACTGTGAGGGTCGCCCTGAAATGAAGGGCATCAAGCGACTCGAACCCAAGCTCGACGGTGTTCGTGTTCTGTTAGTAGTTACCGTGACTGACAGTGGCACTCACACAACTTGCTACAGTCGCAATGGCAAGGTCTTTGAGAACTTCAAGCACATTGAAGACCAGATTATTGATAATCTGCTACAGCTTATCTTTGCCCGCAATAGCGTAAGTATTCCTGGTTCTGATATTACTCGTGGCTTCGTCCTTGATGGTGAAGTTGTTGGCAATAGCTTCCAAGAACTGATGCGTCAGGCTCGTCGTAAAGAGAATGTAGCAGCAGAAGATAGCGTGTTCCACGTATTTGACATTCTTCCTATCGCTGACTTTGGTCGTGGACACTGGAATGCACAGTTGAGCAAGCGTATCAAGCTACTTGAAGCTATGAAGCCTGCTATCGACAAGATGCCTAATGTAGAACTGCTGCCGCACCTTGAAGTTAACCTCGATGAACACGAAGGTCGCAGCAAGTTTGAGCGTTATTGCAGTGACATGGTTGCTGCTGGGTTTGAAGGCGTGATGATTAAGGACCTCGATAGTCCTTATATCTGCAAGCGTAGCGCCAGCTGGATGAAGTACAAGCCTACGATCACTGTTGATCTTGAAGTTATCGGTCTTGAAGAAGGTACCGGTCGTAACAAGAACCGTTTGGGCGCACTTGTCTGCAATGGTGTTGATGATGGTAAGGAAATCACTGTCAATGCTGGTAGTGGGTTCAGTGATGCAGAGCGTGACAGTCTTTGGGAAGATCGCAACTTGATCGTGGGTCGCACCGTTGAGATTATGGCTGATGCTATCACGCAGAATCAGGATGGTACTTACAGTCTGCGTTTCCCGCGTTTTGTTCGCTTCCGTGATGATAAGGAGAATGTATAATGGAAGTTAAGTGGTATATGATTGCAGTTGCAACTATCTTTGGACTTGGTATGGCGGCAGCTACTTATACTGAGTTTCAAAAGTCACAGTGTAAGATTGCTGCTATTCAAGCGCACATGACGCCTGATCAGATTGAGCAGGTGTGCAAGTGAGTAGTCTTGGAATGATCTTTGAAGAATCGCCACAGCGTTGTGAAATGTGCGGCATTATCGCAGAAACTCGTCCATATGGTCTTAATCATGAAGAAATCTGCTTTGATTGCGCCATGAAGGATGAGGCACTTACTGAGATTCGTGCTAAGCAACTGTTGTTCGGGGAAGGAGAATAATAATGGAAATTCAACCCAAAGATACAAGTCGTGGGCATTTCTATGTCAGCATGGCTAAGAGCATGTTGCGTATCGGTGCAAGTCTTGCATTGATGATGATGACAGGGGTGTTTGAAATCGCAGGTTGCTTACTCTTTGCAGCAGAACTGTTGGGAATTCTAGAGGAGCTAGTGTAATCATGGAAGACGATTATGATGCACTAAAGGATACTGCTGAATGGGCTGAAAAGTTACTTGGAAAGTCGTATGTGTTTGAAGACGGCGATATGATTGAAGTGATTCAAGTAAAGCGCCGTGATACTGGTCCTTGGATCACTTTTCATATCACACAAGGCCCTGGAATCCCTCGCAAGGGAGTTATGATGGCCGAAGAGTTCAACGTTACGTATGGACATTTATTTGGTTTAGAAGACTAAATAATAGATGTTCTTACGAAAAGTATTTAGTTTCGCTACACTAACCCTGTTGGTTGCACTTACTCTTAGCAGTATTGCGGCTTGGTATTCCATTCAGGGGTTAATGGCTATCTTCGCCGCAGCAGTCGTTCCCATTATGATCATGGGCGGATCGCTTGAGTTTGCTAAGGTTGTAACTACAGTTTGGCTACATAGATATTGGGATCGTGCTGGATGGAAGTTAAAGCTCTATTTGGTTCCTGCTGTTATTGCCCTTGCATTCTTGACAAGCATGGGTATCTTTGGCTTCTTGTCTAAGGCTCACAGTGATCAAACATTAGTAAGCGGTGATGTTGGCGCTAAGGTAGCAGTCTATGATATGAAGATACAGACTGCTAAAGAAAACATAGCCGCTAACCGTAAAGCACTTACACAAATGGATAGTCAGGTTGACCAATTATTAGGTCGTACTGCTGATGACAAGGGTGCAAATCGTGCTGTTTCAGTTCGTAATCAACAGAAAGCAGAGCGCAATCGCCTTCAGAAAGAGATTGAAGCAGACCAGCAAGCTATTGCTAAGTTGAATGATGAAGCTGCTCCTATTCGTGCCCAAGTACGTAAGGTTGAAGCAGAAGTTGGACCTATCAAATATATTGCTGCATTGATCTATGGTGATAATCCAGATAGCAATTTATTAGAACGTGCTGTGCGATGGGTTATCATTCTCATTGTGTTTGTATTTGATCCTCTTGCTCTTACGCTTGTATTAGCTGCACAGAGTAGCTATGAATGGCTTGAAGAAGACTTGAATAAGAAGGATGAAGAGGAAGAAACTGTGGAAGAAGTTCACGACAAGTGTGGTACACCTGAATGCTGTGGACAATGTGATACTGCTGTTGATGCAGACTTTATCGCAAAACTAAATGCAGTTAAGCCCAAGGAGGTTAATGATGATGCCACTTTACTATCAGCAGATGATGCTGGACATGATGAAGATGTGGGAGAAGAACTACAACAAGCACATCTTTCCGATGCAACTGAGGATGCTGGGGAACTGGAACCGAGTGAAGCAGAACCTGTCAAAGAACCTGAACCAATAGAGATAGAAACTGAAGGCGTAACAATTCATCACAATGAAGGTGGTTATGTTCTTTATGAGGGCAAGTCAATGAGCAAGGAAGCATTAAAGGGAATGCGTCCTGAGTTGTTTGCAAATCCTGACGAAGGACATCATAGTGACACTAGTTTCGGTACAGCTTTCCCTAGATATGCTACTAAGGGCGATGTTTTCGTTAGAGTAGATGTATTGCCTAATCGTGTATTCAAGTTTGACGGTGACAAGTGGATTGAAGTTAGCAAGGACCTTTCTAACTCATATATCTATGATGAAGAATATATCCGTTATCTTGTAAGTAAGATTGAAACCGGCGAATATGATATTGATCTATTGTCTGATCTTGAAAAAGAACAGATTGAAGAATTTCTAAATCAAAAATAAGTTCATATAAAAGCTCAGATAAGTAAAACTATGACTGATAAAAAACTACAAGACTGCTCCTTTTGTGGGAAGCACAAAGATGAAGTTGCAAAACTAATCGTAGGAGATGATGTAGCAATTTGCAGTACTTGCATTGCACTATGCAACGAACTCATGGATGATGACAAGGTTGTAGACATCATTGAAAAGATTGATACTGGTGACTTTGATGCATATAGCATTAAAGAACATTTGGATCAGTTAGTCATTGGCCAACATAGCGCCAAAGAGATTCTTGCAGTCGCTATCTCAAATCACTATAAGAGGATTACCAACCCACCTAAGGATTTAGAAATCCAGAAAGGTAACGTGTTGTTGATTGGGCCAACTGGTTCGGGTAAGACATTGCTTGCTAAGTCAGTTGCAAAGTATCTTAACGTTCCCTTCGTAGTTGCAGATGCTACTAACCTCACCGAAGCTGGTTATGTAGGTGAAGATGCTGAGTCAATGATTGCTATGTTGCTTGCACTTGCTGACAACGATGTTAAGAAGGCAGAACGCGGTATCGTTTTCATTGACGAAATTGACAAGATTGCTCGTAAGAGTGAAAGCACTAGCATTACCCGTGACGTTAGTGGCGAAGGCGTACAGCAAGCATTATTGAAGATGGTTGAAGGTACCAAGTGTCGTGTAAGCCCAGTTGGCAAAAGAAAACACCCACAGGGCGAGACTGTTGAAGTTGACACTAAGAACATCTTGTTCATTGCAGGTGGTGCATTTGTTGGACTTGAGCAGATTATCAAGAATCGTACTCAGGGTTCAAGCATTGGATTCGGAGCAGAAGTAAAGAGTAAGACTGAAAAGCAGGATATTACTGATGTATCTCCCGATGATCTTACTCGCTTTGGTATGATCCCCGAATTCATTGGTCGTTTCACTACTACGGTTACGTTACAAGAACTTACGCTTGATCAATTGGTAGAAGTGTTGACTGATGTTAAGAACAACTTCATTGACCAGTACAAGTATCTGTTCGCTATTGATGGTATTGAACTTACATTCACTTGTGATGCTATTAGACGTATTGCACAGAACTGCATTGATCTAAAGACCGGCGCTCGTGGTCTACATACTGAGATTGAAAGAATCTTGATGCCACATATGTTCCATATTCGTAAGTATAAGGAACAGGATATCAAAGAACTAGTGATTGATGTTGCTCTAATTGAGAACCCAAAAGCATTAGTTTAACCAAAATACTAGACGTTTTTACGAAAATATAGTATATAAGTATTGTTGTAGATGCTTTATAGGTCTACAACAATAGTCTTGCTTAATATAAAGGAGATAAAACATGACTAATCAACTAACCCTTCGTTCCCTAGACATTCCTGCTATTCACAAGTTTGGTATCGGCTTTGACGGTATCTTTGATGAACTGATGCGTGTCAACGCCCAGCAGGCAAACACCAACTATCCCCCATACAATATTGTAAAGCATGATGACGATCACTTCGCCATTGAGCTTGCCGTTGCGGGGTTCCGTGAGGGTGACATTAGTATTACAGTAGAGAAGAACATTCTTACCATTAAGGGCGAAAAGGTTCAGGACTTAGAAGACGTTGATTCTTCTGTATCTGTTCCTAAGCCTGAGTATGTACATCGTGGCATTAGTTCCCGAGACTTTGCTCGTACATTCACTCTTGCCGAACACGTTGAAGTTATCGGTGCAAATGCAGAGAACGGTATTCTCAAGATTGAATTGGAGCGTCAAGTTCCTGAGGAACAGAAGCCCAAAACGGTTGCAATCACTTACACAAAGTGATATAAATAAAATAGTGATTGCGGGTAATAGTGCCCGCAATCACATACTAAAGGAAGTTTATAATGGCAAATGCAGAAGTCGGAACCAAGATCAGGCCAAACCTTGCTCTCAAAGAGCCGCCGTTGTTCAAGGTAATCTATATCAATGACGATCATACTTCAATGGAGTTTGTGGTCAGTTCACTGATTGAATATTTCAACTACAATCCTGACACTGCCACCCAGATTACAGTTGACGTTCACGAAAACGGAAGCGCAATCGTAGCAGTATTGCCCTATGAGATTGCGGAACAGAAAGGTATTGAAGTTACCCTTGATGCTCGTGCCCAGGGCTACCCGCTTCAAGTTAAGGTTGAAGCTGAATCAAATTAAAATTGTGAGACGCTTGGGCCAGTAGGGCGCATTTACTGGCCGAGGGTTGTTCATATAGTTGATATTACCTAAATAAGTATCAACTGGCTTATCGTAGGTGCCAAACAACCAATGCGATACTTTATGTTCGGTATCCGCATCTAATACATCGCATAATGGTGTTTGGTCCTCGATATAGCCCGGATTCTCTTTAAAATATAGATCAGCATGTGGTACTGCGTTTGATACTACAATGATCTTCTTGACATCCAAATGACGCTGTAACTTGGATATTGAAGTGCGAAGATAGTAAGTATCTTCGTGCCTTGCTACAGTTTCAAGTATATTTTCAATTGTATGATTGTTTCCTACATTGCTCCAGCCATTGATGCCCGTGATAGCCACGCCATCAATAACAGCAACATGCTGGTGCAACATACATACGTTAGGGATAGCTTGTGCTATCTCAATAAGTTGCTGTAAACGTTCAGGGATACTATCCGCAGTTTCATATTCAAGCATACCCGGAACATAGAACACACCTTGATATATCTTTGAAAGGTGAATCAATGTTTGTGCGATAGTTCTAACATTAGAACTAATGTTGCCAGTGAGTATGCAGTAGAGACTTGTTTGCTTGTTTTCCCAATTAAAACTGTCATTGGAAGACAGGTTCAAATCACCTAGAATATCAAAACCAATTTCTTGCATTTACTTTGCAATTTTGATGTTAGGCTTCTTAGCTCTTGTCTTCTTGACTTCTGCAACTACAGCTTCTTCTACAGCCTTAGCCTTCTTAGAAACTCTCTTAGCAGCAGCCTTAACCTTAGGTGCTTCTTCTGCCACTACAGCCTTTACTTTAGTTTCAGCAACTTCAACTTTAGCTTCAACTGCTGCTACTTCTACTTCTGCTTCCTTAACAGTCTTTACGACAGCGGGAGCAAACACATTCTTGATCATATTGACCAATGTTGAAAGAAACGACATAATAATTCTCCTTTATTTGGGTTTCCATTTCTATTTATGACGTTACCCATACCTAATGAATAAATACTATATGCGTGATATTTTAGACAAACTTGAGACATTAACGGAAAGCACAGGACTTGCTGGACGTAAACCCGGCGATGTGTTCCGTAATCCAGATGGCGACGAAATCACTTTCAACACTATTGATTTCTATCCTGCTGCCGGTGGCACTATAGAACCAGAAAAACTTGATATGATTCTTCGCCAAGCTGAATCCGAAACAGGTGGCATTCAATGGATGAATAAGCGTTCTGCCAGAACCGGCGGGTTCGCAATAGCATCATTCTCTACTCCAGATGGTGAAGTATATTTTGGTAGATACCTAGAATCAATCAAGCCACAATCTACCGATAACTATGTCCCTAACCAAGTTGGCGACTATCGTTTTGCTGGTAAGGCAGCAGCTAAAGCACAAGCTGGATTAACCCCGCAAGACTTGCTCACTAACAAGATTGATCTATCAGCCGAAGATATTGTATCGCAGCTTGCAGAAAGTATGGGCGAAGACAACCCATTGTATATAGTAGCATATAAACTTGCAAGTGGTGAGCCACTTCCAATGACTTTTGATGCACCAGAAGGTGTAAGTTTCAGTGCGTTTAGAGATTATTTCTGCGAGATACTACAACCCATTGCATTACAAACAGGTCAATACACTGGTAACGCAGGGGAAGCTGCTGAAATCTTCTTGGGCGGTAGCTATCAAGGAACACTAATCTCATTTGATGATACAAAGACCGCTGGCCTTAGCGATAGTATCATGACTAATGAAGAAGGCAAATATATCAAAGTTAGCACAAAGGGCGGTAAGGGCGCCACTGCAAGTACATCAAACCTAGTTAATAGCATTGATGAGTTGGCACAGACTCCAAATGGACAGAAGCTAATGATGAAGTATGCTGACACCATTGAAATGATGAGAGAAATTCAAAAGCAAGGTCAAGCAGGTGCTCCTCTCTATCTAGGTGTGAAGTATGATATTATTGATGAAGAAGATGCAGACCAGATACGTGATCTAAAAAAGACTGGTCCGGTACCAATGGACAAGATTAGCTCACTGGGACTAACTGATAACTTAGAGAAACTAGCACACAGTCGTAAGACAGATAATCCAAGTAGTGTCAATCTTTATTATCACTTGATGGCTGCGGTTGCACACAAGGCAGCAGCAGAGGTCAATGAAAATACTGATTTTAGTAACGCCGCTGCTGACATTCTTAACAACGGAGCATTAGTTCAAGTTTATACTAAGGCAAAAGAATCCAGCGGTAAATGGATATTGAATGAGTTTGATACTGAATACCCCGGGAAAAGTACCAAGGGTGTATACCTGAGTGCAGGCAAAACATATTACAGCACTGGTATTAAGGGCAACTTCACATTCAAGATTGATAGAGGTCAGGGTAAGCCCAAGGATGATGAAGGAACCAATGAACCTACCGTAAGAGCAAAGCGCATACCAACTGAAAAAGAGTTTACTAAGAAGGCAGCAGATATTGCTTCGGGTAGACAAAAGAACACTGCATTTGATCGCACCGAAACTGGTGCTGGCGCAGTTGGTAGAGAAAAAAGAACAGTTCGGTAACCTAAACTAATTTAGCAAGCCACCCTCCCTTATACGGTCGGTTGGTCTTAGCCGTAGTGATCAAGTTTGCGTAGGACAATCCATTTTCGGAACAAAACGATTTTAATTCACGACTATACATTTGAAAGACGGAGCTATCGGGGCGCATTATTTCGTAGAGCTTTCTTTGGGCAAGATAGAATTTCTCTTTAGCAACCTCAGACCTGGTATTGTTTTTTCGCTGAGCCTCACTCATATTAGCCTTTGCTTGTTCTGAACGTTTTCTACCCGTCCTAGCAGCCCTGTGTTTTTCCATTCTCTCGGTATCATGTTTCCAAGTCTGACCTTTGCGTGAATTTGATATTTTAGCGCGAACCTCAGGCCTCTTTGCTGGGTTTTTATCACCTTTCATGTTTTCACTTAGTTGTAAGTAATATGCTTCGTCTCGGTTTTTATGCCACACCTCACTCATTTTTTTCTTAGTTTCGTCCGATCGCCGGATACCTAAAGGAGTATACGCATTGGGGGCTATGTTAAACCCTTGGTTGTTGATCCATGGAAACGGTTGAAGTTGATCAAGGTAGAATTGTTCTCTTTCCTGTAATATCTCTTTGGTTGGGGAGCAGATTTCTATTATCTCAAACTCAAAAGCATCCTTACCATATTTTTCTATCGCCTTACCTATAACTTGCTCCTGGCGAGTAGTATGCTCTACCCATCTTCCGTGAATATCAGCCGAACTACCTATGTAGATTCTACCGTCTGCCACCAATGTTATCTTATAAACTCCCGAAACTATTGACATTTGAAACTTCCTGTTATATACTTCAATTCTCAAGACTGTCTTGAGTGTAACAGTATTTATCTTTTACAACACAATCTTTAAGAAAGCGAGTAATTTATCTTATGTTAGTCCCAATGGTAATTCAGAACACGTCCAAGGGCGAACGGGCGATGGACATTCAATCAAGGCTGTTACAGGATCGTGTCATTTTGCTTGAGGGTGAAGTCCACGACCAGATGGCTAATCTTATCGTAGCACAGTTGCTTTATCTTGAGAGTGAGAATCCTGATGCTGACATTTCACTCTACATCAACAGCCCGGGCGGCAGTGTTACTGCTGGTATGGCGATTTATGATACCATGCAGTTCATCAAGCCCGACATTACTACTATCGTGATGGGTCAGGCATGTTCAATGGGATCGTTTCTTGCTCAAGCAGGTGCACCCGGCAAGCGTCTTATGCTTCCTTATGCACGACACATGATTCACCAGCCCAGTGGTGGCGCTCGTGGTATGGCAAGTGATATTGAGATTTCTTACAAGGAAATCATGCATATCAAGCGTACTCTTACCGAACTGTATGTCAAGCATAACAGCAAGGGCAAGACTTACGAGGAGTTTGAGCGTGACATGGATCGTGATACTTTCATGAGTGCCCAAGAAGCTCTTGATTATGGATTGATTGATAAGATCGTTACCAAGCGTGACTGATAAAAACTCTTACTGGGATAAGCCTGCCACAAAGGGGGATTATATCCTTGGATTTACAGTCATAGTGTTAACGATGATCTTAGGATTTACATTTTTATTGTAACGTAATAAATACTACTTTAATAGGGAGGATTTTTATGATGAACTCATATCGCACTGTGTATAAGCAAGCGTCTCCCGGATCTAGTAAAGAACTAGATTATGTAGTAAACATTTACCACAATGGTAAGTTTAAGTTTGCATATCGTTACGAAGACTGGACCGAAGACGCTGTATCCAATGAGGTCAGTCTTCTAAGGTCTAGGTTCTCTGACACTAACGGTTTCATAGTCAAGTGGTAAAAACTGGTTGACACTATACATAAAATAATGTAGTGTCAACTTATGAACACGATTGTTGAACATCTTAAAGGTCGCCACATTGACCTTAATCTTCATCGTCCCATGATAGATGAAGATGAGCGAGTGGCGACCTTTTACCTTTACAATCAGAGTGGTTGTATCATCGGGTACCAGCAGTATCGTCCTGATGCTGATAAAATGAAGAACAATCATCCCAAAGAGGCGCGCTACTTCACGTATCGCAAGCAGCCTACCCTCGCTGTATGGGGCTTAGAATCGCTTCATTTGACCCCTCACGTTGTCTTTCTGACAGAGGGTATCTTTGACGCTGCACGATTGACAGAGCGCGGATACAGCGCCCTAGCAGCATTGACGAACAACCCTACAAAGGACTTGCGTAACTGGTTGAGTATGCTCAATCGCAAAGTTGTAGCAGTGTGTGACAACGATGCTGCTGGTCGTAGGCTTGCTAAGTTTGGCGATGTTGCTGTATTTACAGAAGACAAAGACCTTGGTGAAGCTGATGATGAGTTTGTTACTGAACTGTTGAAAAAGTATGGCTAAAACCATTAACTTTGGAAGGCCGCCCGGAGAAACTGACATTGCTTGGTTTGTGAAGAACATTGGGCCAAGAACTCATTACACCAAGTTTAGCATTGGTGGTAAAGGCTGGAGATTCACGTATGAGCAAGATAATCCATGGTCTATCAAACATTGGAACTTGACGGTTGACGATGACAAGATGCTAACATATTATTTGTTGGTTAGGTGATTTTTTGGTTGACATTGGTGACCCATTTTGATATAAGAAGATATAGCAAGGAGACATTGAATGACTAAGTTTGAAACTCTCTCGCACTTCGTTCTGACCCAGGCTGACAACGAGGAACTCAATACCCTCATTGAATATATCAAGATGCGCCGTCAGCAGATCACCAAGTCCAATGTTCGTTCTATCACGAAGGGTGCAAAGGTCACGTTCACTGACAAGCGTGGTAAGGTTTATAACGGCACTGTAATGGATGTCAAGATCAAGAACCTGGTCGTTGAAACGCAGCATGGTCGCTATCGTGTCCCTGCTAGCATGGTCAAGGTTGCTCAGGGAGCGTAATATGAGTAACTGGCTTTATCTTGCAGGGAGTGCCTGCTTCGCACTCGGTACTATTCTCAATATGGTGAAGTGATATGCATTACCTTCATTTATTTTTTGTTATTTTGTGTGGTTCGCTTTGCATTGCAAACATCGGATCCATGGTATATTACTGTCGCAAGTTTCCATTTGTAATTATTCTTAATGGTATTGCTGCTGTCGTTACTGGCATTGCCACACTGATTAACTATTCCCAGCTTTAAGGAGAAATGAAATGAAAGATATTATCAAGATTGTTTACGAAAACGTTTTTACCTTTAGCACTGCTATGATTCTGATTGTAGCAGCGTTTATATTTGCTCTGGTCGTCACGATTGATGCCGAAAATAAGCGTGAAGAACAGAATCGTCTATTGACAGAAGCCTGTTACAATCAGGGAATGGTCCCTGTTGATACAGAAGCGGGTAAGCGTTGTGCTACTCCGCAGTCTCTTATTAAGGTGAAGTAAGATGTTGGAACGTATTCTGTTTGCACTAGCTATGGCTATTGTGTGCGGTATCGGTTTTTATATGCCTGACTATGTTAAGGGAACACTTGACCGAGCCGACATCGCTGTACCGATGATGGCATTTGTTGCTTCATTCATCACTATGAATGTTAGAGAGAAGTAATATGACAACACATAAAGTAAGGGTTGGTAATGCATTCTTATATTAGTATAGGAAACGATAATAAGCATTACTGGTGTATTGATTTTACAGACCAAGAACTTAAGATTTGGTATAATAACAAAGAGTTTATGGAGCGGAAGACTAAAGTATATCTTCCTAGCAAAGAAGAAATTATTGCCGCCTATCCGCACTTAGCAGAAGTATTATAATGTAGATTAGGGAGAAGTAATATGGCAACACATAAAGTAAAGAGTTGGACGGCATTCTTTCAGGCATTCAAGACTGGTGCTAAGAAGCATGATATGCGAGACTTGAAGGATCGTGACTATAAGGTTGGAGACATTCTCATCCTGCAGGAATATGATCCGTTCAAGGGTGAATATACTGGTGAAGAACTGACTCGTCAAATCACTTACATTACCTCGCGTGATACGCCCTGTGCGTTTTCGTCAGCGGCACTTGATCGTGACTACTGCATTCTTTCTCTCGGTGAGGTAGAATAAAAATCGTACCTGAGGTCATTTTTTGGTTGACTTCGGGTACCTTTTTGTGTAGAGTGAATCATAAGCTGAGAAAACGGAGTTACGAAAATGATCTACACTCTCAAGATTTATCGTCTCGACAAGCGTTGCAAGACTGGCGAACGTTTCATCAAGTCCTACGAGTTTGACCGCAAGGATGATGATGCGATGAAGCGTGAAGTCAACGCTCTCCGTGGTTGCGGCTATTGGGACACTCACTATCGCATTGAGTTCGCCCCCAAGTACAAGACTGTTCACAATCTGATGACTGGTAAGGAAATTCAGATTGCTACTGATACTCCCCGCTGCTGCGACCCGTCTTCTGAATCTTATTGGAGCATGTAAAATGGATATTGACCGCGCAACGCATATCGTCAACAAGATGGTCAAGGAACGCTATTCCACGGTTGACAAGGTTCTCGCAGAATTTCTCAAGTACAATAAGAATGGTGAATGCCAGCATTTCTGGCCTGATGAAAACACTGCTTGCAAGGTGCTGATTGCGCGCAGGGTATCAAAGTGATCATTAAAATCAAAGGTATTACTAATCACGGTAAGAATCGCATTCGTGAACATGGCGAAGAGTGGCGCGTGATTGAACCTATGGTCACTCCTAAGCCTGCACAGCTTTTCATTGAAAGCGTTAAGACCGGGGATCGGCGGTGGCTAAATCACAACTTTGAGATTGTGCAATGATGCACTATACAATTCCCGGCGGGGCTACGCGAAACTATAGTAACACAAAGGAAAGTAATATGGAAACTATTGTTAAGATTGTCGGGGCTATTGTTCTCGGCGTAGTGGGTATCGTTACTGTCGGTCTCCTCATGAGTCTGCCGGTTATGTGGCTTTGGAACGGTGCCCTCGTTCCTGCTGTGAGTGGATTGCATGAGATTGGTTGGCTCCAGGCTTGGGGAGTCATGATTCTGTGCGGTATGCTTTTTAAGGGCAACAGCACTAGCACTTCGTCTAACTAAAGGAAATTAAACATGTTTAAGAAGTTTACTATTGGTCTTATGGCTGCGCTTCTTGTTGCTCAGCCTGCATTTGCTGGCCGTTTCGGCGGTGGGGGCGGAGGCGGCTTCCATAGTTCTAGCTCTAGCTCCTCTCGTAGCTTTAGCTCTAGCTCTAGCTATCGTCCTACTTCCAGCTATACTCGTCCTGCTGCAACTACTCCCGCGCGTTTCAGCAACACTAGCTCTGGCTATAGCTACAAGCCCGCACAGACTCGGGTAGTCTCTCGTCCTGCATATACTAGCGGATATAATGGCGGGTATCGTTCTGCCCCTGTAGTACAGAATCACTATTATGGTGGTGGATACGGCGGCGGCTATGGTGGCGGCTTCACTTCTAGCCCGTTCTTCTGGCTGTGGATGTTTGATCATAATCGTCAGCAGGCTCCGGTAGTTGTTCAGAATGGTGGTGGCTATGCTCCTCAGGCTCAGGTTATGCCTCAGGGTGACCCTGGTCAGGTGCAGTATGCTCAGGGTCCTCAGAGTCAGGGTCCTGGATTCTTTGGTATGATCTTTTATGGTCTGCTCAATCTTGTCATCCTGATCCTCGTGATCACTGCTATCGTTTGGATCGTTATCAAGATCCGCAAGATGCTTAAGGGCGAGTAAGGTGTTTAAAAATGGTGATTTAGCTAGGGTAAATATTCCAGGAAGCTCAATCAATGGGCTTCTAGCAAAAGTCATTGGAATACACACTAAACTTCCGGTAGTAAACAGTGTTTACATTGTTCTTTTAATGGATGACCATAACGAAGAATGGGATGCATTCACTGTACCGGAAGGGCACCTAATTAAAGTGGAGAATTGATATGCTTTGCACTAATCTTGGAACTGTAGTAGAGTACAACATCATCAGTTTTGTTGCTGGCGTCGTACTCACTACGATCTTCTTCGTTCGCTTTATGATCAAGCATCGTAAGCATAAGGAAAATAACAATGCTGCCTAAGTATCCTATCAACAAGCGCCCTCTCACTAACAAGAGTGCCCTGAGAACTCCAGCTTCTACTAATCGTCGTATCACGACTAGTAACTATTCTAGCGATAGCAGCGACGATGGTTCCGATGTTCTCGGTGCTATTGTCACGGCTGAAATCATCAGCAGCGCACTTGATTCGTCTAGCTCGTATGATAGTGGTTCATCCAGTGACAGTTATAGCGGATTTGATGGCGGTGGCGGTAGCTTTGATGGTGGTGGCGCATCGGGCGATTGGTAAGGAATAAAACAATGAAGCACGATCTTTTCATTATTGGCTGTTTCATGCTTGGTTGGATCGCATATGATTTAATCAAAGTCAGCATTCGGCGTTTTAAGAAGTAAGGAGAAAAACAATGAAGTATGATGGTCTATTGACTGATTTTAATAACATTCGTGAAACCCAGGTCTACGCTGTGGGCAAGGTGATTGACGAAGCAGAGAACTACATCACATATCTTGAAAAGCGTGATGATACCCTCAGTAACATTCTCAAGTATCTTGACGAGCTTGATAGTTCTGGCAAGACTGAAACCAAACAGGAAATCCTTGACGCGATTTTCAAGTTGGTTCCTCAGGAATAAAGGTTAATCAATATGTTTGCAGTAGTCTTGTGTCTCATCCCGTTTGCATTTCTCGGATATATGTGTTATCGTGCGTTTCATGTCAAGCGCAAGACTACTGTAACTCCGCAGCCGAAGCCAGTTGATAAGGTAATATTGCATGGACACAATCTTGCCAAGTGGAATTATCTTGGGCATACTCTTTGCAGATACGTTGATAAAGATGGTGAGATTACAGGTGAGCATCCTATATTCTTGTTCGTAGACAAGAACAATGAAAAGCGTAGGTCTTACTTTGTTGTAAGTGAGTATGCTGACAAGAATCATCAATATATTCAGGTAACTGTAAAGCCTTGGGCAGCAGGTGAAGGTGAACTTTGGCATCTAATTTCTGGCACAGGCAACAAGCCATCTGACTATCTCAGAGAGTATATGCTTGAGAAGTTTAAATGCGAATGGGATACCGATACCAAATGGTGGGGTACCAGTGACAAGGCTAAGTACAACTCTGCAAACGAAAAGCAGAAGCGTGAACGCAAGCCTAAGGAAGTCAAGACTGAAAGCAATGTCGTTACCGTTGAGTTTGGAAAATAGGGGTAACGATTAAATACTATTGTATCAAAGGAGAAAGACCATGGATATGAATAGTATTTTAAGTCAGTTAAAGGGACTGATTGCAGAGGGTGATGGTAAACTAAGCAACAAGCGTGTTATCACTATCCTTTGCACTCTCATGCTCATCACTGCATTTAGTGCCAATGTCTTTATGGCAAAGCACATTGATGACAACATCTTGAACAGCATCATGTTCATTATCATCGGTGGTATGGGCATCACTGGTATGGAAAAGTTTGCACCTAAGCAACAATAACACTTGACATTACCTCGTTTTGGGCGTATAAGAAATTATATCGCTTGAAACGAGGTTTTTATGCTTAACATCGGTGACACTGTTACGATCAAAGTTCGCAACGTCATGTATGACGTTCGCCATCGTTATCCCGCAGGTATGATTCCCGAGTTCAACGAATATACCGGTACCGTCATGCGCGAAAAGTTCTTTGCCGATGACGAGATTGGTATCACCAGCGACACCTTTGGTATCAAGTTCCGTCGCATTCGTCTTGATCGCATCGTTGAAGTCAATGCTGCCAAGGTTGAGTTTACTCCTGTCAAACATGAGCGTGAAACTAAGGTAGTTCAGGGTAGTAAGGGTAACTCGTATATTGTCACTCGTGATGGTAGCAAGACCACTTGCACTTGCCCCGGTTATGGTTTCCGCAAGACTTGCAAGCATGTTCATGAGGCATTTGCGTGAAACTTGATGTTATAAACAATGCTCATCACCGAAATATGTATGTGTCCGCTAAAGCAGCATTTGTTAACGCGAGTCCTTCTAGTTTTGATAACGCTGAAAAGTTTTGGAAAGAATTGGGTGAAGCATACGATATGAGAATTATCAAACCTATATACAAGGGCAAGTTTCCGGTTGTTGAAGCACTAGAGTTTAACACCGAAGAAGCATATTCCTGGTTTCTGTTGAGGTTTTCATAATGCGTTGGGTTCGTGAACATAGCAAGCCTTATAGGCTGGAACTGAAATATAATCTCGGTGAGGAACGTTGGTCAGAAGTTCAAGATACACTAAATGAAGCTAAGAAGTGGTGTAGACAGAACAATATGTTTATCTGGGACGATGGGTTGTTCTACATTGGTTTCATTAACCATCGTGACATGGCTTGGTTCTTGTTGAGGTGGTCATGAAAACTGCATTCACATTTAAGAAATGGTATTGGGGACCATTGCATGATGATCAGCCGCCCCATTGGTGGACCAACTTCGCAGAGGGTAAATCTATCAGTGTCAGCAAGATAACTGAACTTAGCCGTGTTGCTAAAGTTAGACAAAAATCAAATGGTAGCCTTCGTGTAGTGTTCAAGTCTCCCGGTGATCTAACGTTTTTTATTTTGAGGTGGTCATGACCGAAGTTGATATTAGCTTTGTCGGAAATTGGTCTAACAGCAAGATTACCGAGTGTAACGAATGGTTGGACAAATATCCTCACTTCGGGGAGATTGATATTGACGGGGCATCATGTATCATGTATTTTGAAGATGAAAGGGATGCTATGCTCTTTATGTTGAGGTGGTCATGAGTTACTATGAAGCAAAAGATAGAGAACTGTACTCTAAACTGATTCAGTTTTATCCTAGGGTAGAACCTGGTCATGCGTTTGTATCCAATCTCTTTAACGAGTTTGGAAAGCAAGATGCTATTCCCAATTATGAGGACCCTATGTATTCATGGGCCAAACGTCTTGAACAGTGGCTGCCCGGTAAAGTCGGTTTGATTAGAAATCCAGATGATGCTGATAATTGGGACAAGTTTATCGTAGTTGATCAAGGGCTGTATGCTTTTGCATTGTTGAGGTATTCATGAAAACTGCATTCACATTCAAGCGTCGGTGGTGGGGTATAGATCACGAAGATCAACCTCCCCAATGGTGGAAAAACTTCCTTGATGCATATAGCCCGTCGGGAGAAGCTGCATATAAAGAACTTAGTAAGATTGCTAAAGTTAGACACATGACCAACGGAAATATCCGTGTAGTGTTCAACAGTCCCGGCGATCTATCGTTCTTTATCTTGAGGTGGTCATGATTACCTATATAGAAAGCACATATGAGTCCCGTGGAGCCAGTTTCACCTTAGCTACGCCGGTATTACACAAGGTTTGTTTTAATCATTATGATCGTTTGGAAGTAATGAACTGGTGTGAACAAAACTGTAAGGCTAAGTTCTATCCCGGGCCTTCTTGGGCAGGGCATTTTTTTGAGTTTGAAGACGATGAAGACGCTGTTTGGTTTGCGTTGAGGTGGTCATGACACATACCATCAAGCTCGCTGCTGGATTTGATGATCGCCCGGAATGGTTCAAGGAGCGGTATAGTGCTGTCATGGCTGATGCGAGAACCAACGACAAGTGGTTGGTTCCTAAGCCATGGACTTGGTATTGGAATGACAAATATGAAGGCAAGATTCGCATACGTAATAGTAGCCTGTTTGTTGAATTTGACAGTGAGCAGGATTTTATGTGGTTCATTCTGAGGGAAGCATGATAAACAACTACGATGTTAACAGTCTGTATCCTTATTTGCCTCCGGTTGACTTCCTAGCTAGAGGCGGCATCAAACCTTACATATATGTAGGAATGTGGACTCCTACAGAGTGGCGTGTCTATTCAGTAGTAACCGAGATTGCTGATTGGATCAAGCAACAGCCTGAGGATATGTGGGTAGGAGCAGAAAACACCAAGCACCTAGTTCCATATGCTCATCCATACGCAGTCAGCCCAGAGTTAGAAGCCTGGATTAAGTTGAAGTGGGGATGACTAAAACTATTAGCGGAATTGAAATGAGGGATCGTCTCTTGAAACATATTAATGACCCAAGAGTGCGGGAACTAGAGAACAAATATTTTATTCTCTATCGCAAGAGGGTGCAACGCAAGACCGGTGGGTGTAAGAACAAGTGGATTGTTCAGATCAAGATGCGCCCTGACTTTAATTATATGCAGGATCGGCCAGAAGCACTAGCAATCATGGAATCGTTCGGTGGTGAAGACTTTGGTCCTCGCTCTAGGGTATTCAGAAGGTATAGTGATGCTGAAAAGGCTTGGGTCTATTTAACGTTGAGGTGGTCATGAAAGATTATACTTTTTATAGAATGACTGTTATAATGGATAAATGGACTCGTATTCCTGTGCGTGACAAATGGTGCCATCCTAACCATGTGTTTGGATTAAGGAATCCATTAAGCCAAGAAATGAAAGAATGGCTTGACAAAAATGTTAAAGCACATTATGCTATTCTTGAGGATGAAGATAATTTCGTGAACCATGACATAGCTTTTTCTAGTGAATATGATGCAGCTTTTTTTCTATTGAGGTGGTCTTGACCTACCAAGTAACTTTCCGTGAAGGTGAAGAACCTGAATGGTATGTGAAAGCATATGACAACGCTTGGGATAATAGATCAGGGTTCACTACATGGGCAAGTGTTTGGAATGAATATTATCCTGATACTAACTTGACTCATTCTGTTAGAGACATAACTGTTACCTTTAAATCCGAAGAAGATTTCACTGTATTTTTATTGAGGTTATAATGAGTAAGAAAACTGTTTTGAGAGAGATTACACACTTCAAGTTCATCCAGACTAAACACGCTCCGCCGGGCGATCAATGGGCTAAGCCACTCTACATCATTGACGCTTGTAAGGGCTGGACTGCTGCAAGTATTGATATGGAAGAGGTCAGAAACATTGTTGACCCTAATCGCAATATCAGTGGTAAGAATGGTACTCGTTGGAAGTTCCGCAAGTTTGAAGATGCTGACAAACTATGGATGTATCTTGTTTTGAGGTATTCGTAATGGCACCGTTGCTTGATGATGGTCCAATCTGGTATTTTGAAGAAAAGAAACTAATATGGTCATTCTTGCCTAGAAAGTGCAAGGTCTCCGGTGAAACATTGTGGTTCAAGAAGGCTTGGAGAATTAGATTTCATGACTGGGGCGGGCACGAAGATCGCTGGTATTGTCAGCGAGAATATCTTTGGAAACTACTAAAAGAGGATTGACATCACCTTCATAACCTGCTATAAGAGTAATTGTAAGGAGACATATATGACTATGCATTTGCTCGGACCTGCATTCTCTACGCTCAACACTAACAAGCGTAAGAAGAAGATTTCCGACAGTCAGTATCATAAGTTTGCTATGGAGCTTAACAGTTACAATAAGCAGATGAAGAAGTATGGTCTCAAGCCCAAGACGCTAGACGAATACATTGCTTATCGTCAGGGTAAGTACAAGCCCACTCTTAAGGGTGCTCCTAAGGATCCTATGAAGGCTACTACCCTTCGCCGCGAGACTCCGGTAGTTCCGTCTGGTGATGGCATCGGTACTACTTACGCTCGTAAGGAAAAGGTTTACACTGGTACGTTGATTAAGGGCATTGCAACTATGCACAAGAGCAATGCTGTTCCTATCATTAACGAAGAACAGATGCACGAAGTTGCCCGTATGAGGAGGGGGTAATGACCGTTAAGGAACTCAAAGAACTGCTTGACAAGATGCCGGATGATGCTAAAGTATTCTACGAAGGCGGCGAATACAAATATGATTACCGCAGCGTCTACAAGGTAGAATACAACGAACATACAACTTTAGCCTCTTCTGGTAATTCTGTTTTAATTAGGTGATATATGACTGATATTTCTACTGAACACATGGATGCTGTCATCAGTGACGGTATTGCGTTTCTTCGCTCTATCACGACCGCATACGGTTCTGATGAGGGCATGAAATTGTGGGATACTATTGCTAGTACTCTTGACCCTAATATCAAGGGCAAGATTTTCTTTTCCATGCTTACTAATACGCATGAGGATCGTGTTACCTTGTCTGGTGCGGTTGCTGGTACTAACAAGATCAATTGCATCAAGATCATTCGTCAGTATACTGGTTTGGGGCTGGCCGAAGCCAAGAATGCGTATGAAAACGCTGGTGATTATGGTAGCAAGGTCGTTCTTAAGGTTTACCCCAAGAATCGCCGTGAATTCATTGACGAACTTCGTCAGAATGGGATGATCGTGTCGTGATTATTTACAAGATTCGTCACAAGGATAAGCAGGATAAGTTCCTGTCTGGGACACCCACATACCACTCTTGGCAGAAGGACGGTAGAACCTTTCCAACACTCGGCAAGCTACGTACCTTTCTCACTAACAGCATCAAGTATAACAGGCTTTCTGGTGATTGGGAAGTAGTAGAATTTGAACTAACTGAATTGTCAGCAAAAGGCGTTCACGAAATGATCAAGCCCGAACAACTAATAAAGATGCTAAAAAGATGACTCCAGAACTAGATCAACATATTAGAGAGAAGTATCCTCTTATCTTTTCGCAGCGTTGTGAAATGTCAATTGGTGATGGGTGGTTTGATATCATTGATCGGCTGTGCGCTAACATTCAAAGTCACATTGATAACGTTGCAGACCATCGTGTACGCTCTATTCAATGGAATGAGGAAGTAAACAACCCTGACTATGATTGGGCGGACCGTAGTTTTATTAAGCGTGAAGAAAGAAAAGTTCCTGAACTTGTTGAGCAAGTCATAGCTACTCAAATCAAGGAAAAGTTCGGTACCTTGCGCTTCTACTATCAAGGTGGAGACGATTATATCAGGGGCTTAGAGGCAATGGCAGATTCAATGTCTGCTGTGATCTGTGAGGAATGCGGTTCTCCAGGTGAGCGCCGTAGTACTGAAAAAAGGCGCTGGATGAGGGTACTGTGCGAACAACACGCACATGAACAAGGTTATTTTGAAGACACTGAGGCTGATGTTACCTAAAATCATTCACCAAATTGCTCCTGCGAACAAAGACATTTGGCACGTTATGTGGCACAAGTGCTATGAATCTTGGCAGGAGCATTTTACTGATTATGAGTTTAAATTATGGGATGATGATCAGGAGCTTGATGCTTTTGTAAAGTCCAAGTATCCTGATCTTTATCAAACATACTTGTCTTGTCCCATTCACATTATCAAGATAGATTTTGCTCGTTTACTGATTCTAAACTATTATGGCGGCATGTATGTAGACATGGACATGTACTGCTATAAAGACTTCACTGACGATTTGAACAACCAAATCTGTTTGATTGGGAGTCCATGGCGCAATGAAAAAGTAAACAACTGTCTAATGGCAGGAGTATCCAATCATGATTTTTGGAAAACTCATATCAACGATGTGAAAAACAATATTGATACGATTGATCACAGAAAACTATTCACTATAGACGGCGTAGAAGATGTGAATATCAGTAACGATGAAGTCTTGCATATCGCTGGCCCATATGCATTATTAAATAGCTATAACAGTTATCCTAATAAGAGTGAGATTACTATCTTACCTAGTGAGGAATTTCAGCAGGATTGGCTGTACTATGGACCTGAAATTAAAACTCGTCATTTTATGACAGGCAGATGGGGTCGAGAGTATTACGAAGTTCTTCAACGTAGACACAAGGAAACTTTCCCTGAATTAACCGAGAAAGAATACGAAGTTATAGAGTTCTATGGTTTCAGGCAGATCAATATGGATAACTTTGATTTCAAAACTAACTATAACACTTGACATTTACCTATAACAGTATATAATGACATAATGAAAATAGCACTAGCCTCGGATCTCCATTTGGAGTTTGAAACAATTACCCTTCCCAACACTGAAGGTGCGAAGGTACTGATCCTAAGTGGTGATATCTGCGTAGCTCATAGTCTCCATGACCATCCTATTGATAAGCCTGTTCCTGCTGATGCTATGAAGCCGGGACGTAATCAGGGTGCTGCTGTTAAGTTCCGTGAGTTCTTTAACCACGTGAACAGTGAGTACGATCATGTGGTGTACATCGCAGGTAACCATGAGTTCTATCATGGTCGCTATCCTGACACTATTCAGTGGCTGCGTGACGAGATTGCAAACTATAGTAACATTCACTTCCTTGATCAAGATCATATTGAGATTGATGGCGTAACTTTTGTGGGCGGTACCCTTTGGACAAACATGAACAAGGGCGACCCCACTACTATGCACTTGATTGAGAATATGATGAATGACTTTAGAATCATTCGTAACAGTCAGCGTAGTTATGCTAGATTCAGCCCATTGGACTCTGTAGTCCATCACAGAGCAACGCTGGAGTACATTAAGAAGACTGTTGACAGTGATCCTAATAAGAAGTATGTTGTAGTTGGTCATCATGCTCCTACTCCATTGAGCATTCACGATAAGTACAAAAACGAGTACTACATGAATGGTGGCTATCACAGTGACTTGTCAGAGTTCATTCTAGATCGCCCTCAGATCGTCCTCTGGACTCATGGGCATATGCATGATCCATTTGACTATATGATGGGAGAGACACGCATTGTGTGCAATCCTAGGGGCTATAAGGGACATGACCCTCGGGCTAATGTGTTTCAATTAAAGTTTATTGACATCTAAGGAGATTATAATGTTCAAATGGATAGAGAAGTTAGCCGACGATCATCCGCGACGGTATCCGCTAGGTCCTGGAGAAATGCCGATACGAGATGAGCATTATGACTCTATGATCTTTGGTAGGGGTTACTGCGACATGAACGGTAAGATGCATCCGTTCAAGGTTACGCTTCCGGGCGTAATTAAAGGCATCATTACATTAAAGTTTATTGACATCTAAGGATACTAAATATGGATATGCTTACAGGATTTCTTATTGGATTCGGTATCTACTGCTCTTTTAAGCTGGGGCAGATGACAGTTAGAAATGCACTGGCAAATCAGGGTATTAAGAATCTAATGGATAAGGCAAAGATTCCGGTTGCTGTTGCTGAAAAGATTGAGGGACACTATTATCTCTGGGAGAAGGATACTACCAACTTCTTGTGTCAGGCTCCTTCTCTTGATGAACTTCCGGCAAAGTTGATTGAGAATAAGAAAATCTCTCTTGCGTTGGTTCTATGTCCCGAAGAAAATGCAGACCAGATTTATTGGTGTATCAATGGAAAGCTAAAGATTGTTGAATCATAATGAAGGTTAAACTCGGGAAACACCCTAGTGGTAATGCAAAAAGAAGGGTGAGTATTGAAGTTGATAGCTTTGATACTTGGTCCCTTGACCACACCCTTGCTCTTATCATTCTTCCTGCACTGATCCAACTTAAAAACACTAAGCACGGTGTTCCTAGCAATTTCGTTGAAGACATTGCCGATGATTGGCATAGTCAAGATTGCTTTGACTTCATCAAAGAAGACAAGGATGCTGTGTTTGAGGCTGGTTGTCAAAAGTGGGAAGATGTTCTTGACAAGATAATCTGGAGTTTTCAACAAATTGCAATTGATGATGAATATGATAGTCAGTATCATCATGGTGAAATGAAGATTGGTTGGAAGCCGATCACGGTTCCGCATCCTATTACCGGTATAGTAGAAGAAATGCACGAAATGGTTGACGAGAATCCAAACGAACATTGGTATGACCACGTAGGACACACACTGCATAATGAGCGCATCCAAGAAGGGCTTGACCTGTTCGGCAAGCACCTGCGTGACCTCTGGGATTGATATGAAACCTAAATACATAACGTTGTACATGGATTTAGCAGACCGCATAAGCCAAATGTCTTATGCAAAACGATTGCAGGTTGGAAGTGTCATCGTAAAAGAAAACACCATTATCTCATATGGTTGGAATGGAATGCCCTCCGGTTGGGAGAATGACTGCGAAACCCGTACTCACTATACTGACGGTGGTCCGGAAGGTCCTGTTTGGTATGATGAAAATGGCAGTATGTATGGGCTAAAGACTAAGCCCGAAGTGCTGCACTCCGAAATGAACTCCTTAATGAAGGTCGCACAATCTACCGAGTCTTCGGCGGCCGCTACTATGTTTTGTACTCACGCACCGTGCATGGACTGTGCCAAGGCTATTTACCAAGCAGGGATTTCTACTCTATATTACCGAGAAGAATACCGCTCACTAAAAGGAGTAGAGTTTCTAAAGAAATCAGGAGTAAATGTTCTCAAATATGAAGATAGGGATAAATAAAAGTGCTACACGCAGAGGCATCTTTTATGAAAAAACTAACGCACATACATCACATTATACCTCGTCATATGGGAGGGACTGACGATCCTTCTAATCTCATTGAATTATCACTTGCTGAACACGCCGAGGCCCATTTAAAACTTTATGAGGACCACGGTAAAAAACAGGACCTTTGGGCTTACTATCTATTGTCAGGACAGACAGAGGAAGCCTTTTTACTCAACTGTTCTGCGGGAGGGAAGATTCAAGGGAAGGTAAATGCAGAAAACGGCCATATGCAAAAGATACAGAAAATGGCTAACTGTAGTGAAGCCGGTAAAAAGGGCGGCGCCGCAACTATGGCAGCCGGGAAAGGTGCATTTGGTGATCCGGCCGAGAGACTTAAATCGTGCATAAAGGGAGGCAAGGCTCAAGGAAAACGCAATGCCGAATCTGGGCATTTAGCAAGAATAGCCCAGATGCCCATAGAACTTAACAAGCGCACTCTTGGACAGATTTGGGTTACAGACGGTACAAATAACAAGATGCTTAAATCCGGTGAGGCCATTCCTGAAGGATTTAGTCGTGGAAAAACTCAAAAGAAAAGTCAATGATCAATATACCGACCGCACATAAAGCTAACATTGATATTCCATATGGGCATTTGCAGCCTGTTCTTGATTGGTGTGAGAGAAACTGTGAAGGTGATTACCGTTTTGTTGATCTTGTCGGTGATCAAGACAGTGACACAGGACGGTGGGAGTTCGTTTTTGAATCCGACCGAGACTATGTAGCATTTCTTATGTGGCAGAAGTAATGAGTTATATTGTATTACAACGAGAATCCAACAACTTCAAGGATATTTTGAATGATTCGGTCATTAAGCGCAATATTCGCTTAAAGATGAGTTTTAAGAATCACTTGATCCTAGACTTTGCTGATGAACAGACTGCATCGTACTTTATGCTAAAGTATGGCGATGATGTGGTTAGCATGTCTCATATCGTTCCTAACAGAACACCTATTCCCAATAAGGACTATGTTCCTGAGCGTAAAAAGAGAACTAAGCATTAATTAAATTAGTCTTGAAGATTTCCCAGCAGTTTTCCCAAGACCATTTCTTACTTTCTTGATATACAGCATTGCGTCCTAAGTCTAGGCAATTATCTATTGCTACTGACAGATTTTCATCCATGAATCCAGTTATGTTCTGTTCTATTACATCAATAGGTCCAGTAACTGGATATGCTGCAACCGGTGTTCCACATGCCATTGCCTCAATGATGACTATACCAAATGTATCGGTCTTGCTTGGAAACACAAATACATCAGCAGATGCATAGTATTTGGCAAGCTCGGTACCTTTCTTAAGCCCAACAAACTCCACATTAGTATATTTCTTCTCAAGCTCACTGCGATATGGGCCATCACCAACTACGATCTTTTTCGCATTAGGATAATTTAGTTCACAAAAGTCCTCAATGCTTTTCTCTTTACTGATTCTACTGACACATACAAGAGTTATCTCGGATTGTTCTTTTCTATAGTAGGGATTGAATATATCTCTGTTTACACCACGAGTCCAAGATATGATGTCTCCATTGAAACCATGCTCTTTAAGTTCGTTAACCATTGACTGCGTAGTAGTAAGCACTCTACCGCTATGTTTGTGGAACCAACGCAAATATGCATATGTCCATGATTCAGGGATACGATACAATCGTTTAAGAAACTCTGGAAACTTTGTATGATAGCTAGTGTTGTATTTCCACTTATGTTTGTCTAGCCATAACTTTGCAGCTACTCCAATTGGACCTTCAGTAGCAATATGTATGTAGTCAGGATTAATAGATTGAATCTTGGCACCAATGCGAAATGGAAGGGAAAGTTTTACTTCTGGATATCCAATAGCAGACATATGTATAAAACTATTAGGATCAATATATACGATACGATGATCATCCTTAACGGCGACTCGTTCAAGATTTCTAAAAGTTGTGACAACACCATTAACTTGTGTTCTGAGGTTGTCAGTGATTACTAATATGGTTTTCACTGGATATGATGAGTCTTTTTATGCTTCAATGACTTCTTCAATGCCTTAAACCATAGTTTCTTCTCAGCATCTTTGTCCTTAAGCGTTATAGCTTCATACATCTTTTTTACTAGGTTCTTTGTCTTCATTTTTCATCTCCTGCCATGTAATGATTTCCCAGCGTCCGTCATGGTGTTCTACCAATGCAGTACAACTTTCTACCCAGTCGCCGTCATTCATGTATATGATATCATCAATCATCTTAATCTCAGCATGATGGATATGTCCGCAGATTACACCTGCATAACCCTTTCTCTTAGCATATGATGTTATGTTGCCTTCAAACTTGAATATAAAGTCCATAGCTTTTTTAACACGATGCTTGAGATATTTGCTCAGTGACCAATAACCAAAGCCCAAACGGTGCCTTATCCAATTGAATCTACTATTCAAACTCAATACGAAATCATATGCCTTATCTCCTAAGAAACTGATCCAGGGAGCTAAGCGAGTGATGCCATCAAACAAGTCACCATGCACCACCATGTATCGTTTACCATCAACACCAATATGAGTAACAGTGTTGCAGATTTTCATTCTACCAAACGTAGCTGCATATGGCATCATTGGGCGTAAAAACTCGTCATGATTGCCAGCTACATAGATCACATCAGTATCTCTTTTACTGTGACCCAAGATTCTTCGCACCACATTAGTATGTGATTGCTTCCACTTCATCTTGTTCTG